CCAAAAACCAAAAGTACAACTGATACCCAATTATCTTCAACCCCAAATAATCATACTTCCTCCTATGTACAGCTACAGTCTATTTATTCTCGCCTCGTCACCCCCCGCGAACGACCTGTCACTCTTGACAAGCTCGTTCCGTCTCCTCACCTACATCAACCCTGCTTCAAAGGGACCGTTGTCGGTGGGCCACAATACCCTGATACACATGTTTCAAATGATCCTAAACTTAAGAATCCTGCATCTAAGGACCCCTATGTGCTGGCCGAAGAAACATTACCTCCACGTGGTGGCCAGTGGAAACATAAAACGGCTGAAAATGTTTCAACGACTGTTTTTTCTCGACCATTCTTTGATAGATACACCCCCTTATGTACTTCCGCGATCTGGTGTGGTGCAAACCGTCACGCAGATAATAAACACTATTCCGTCATAAAGAAACACTACCTTACGGCTCTTAATGAATTACTTAAAGATACGAGCCCGTCAGGTACGAACGACTTGTACTTACTACACTCGTGTTGTTTCGCAGGACATCTCCCTGATATCGTCATCCGTCACCTCAACCTCCATGCCCCCATGTTGTTAGAGGACAATCGGGACTTTGCGGAACTACGGAAAGATCGGCCACCCCCGATTTTGTCTAACCTCGGCTTACACATCCACGATGCTGAGACTCGCTTTCGTTCGGCCACTGCACGCGACCGACCGAATCAATACGGTACTGCAACCCTCCAAAACATCGTCTTACTCAGTATCGACCATCTCGTGTTATTCGACAACTCCCCCGCCATGTTGACATTCCTCACAGGTACCCCGGTTGCGAAATACGACGCCCAGACTACCGGACTTTTCGCAGACCCACATAAAATTGGTCCACACACGGCAATACGCATCGTCCCTACGTGGTACGCTTGTTACGCCTACTACCGTAACCAAAAGATGTCCGTCCGCATGGCCGGCGACTACGCTAAAAAAGACTGTCAAAAAGATGATCACCATCCTGCTATCCGTACCTTAAAAATCGGATTGAACCGCCTCAGCGCTTCGCTCGGCCCACGGACAAAACACCGGAAATACGGTTTTAGGAGAAAAAATATTAACCGTTCCGATCCAGGTGCGCGGGGACAGTCTGCGCTCGCTACCCATTTCGCCGACGCCCAAACACGCAGTCGCGCTCGACGTACCCGTGTGTTACAAGATTTGCGAGCCTTGGATGGTGCTTTCATTGCTCAGCACCAAAAGAACACTTCGTTAACGTCCACACTTGTTGACTCTATCTACTCCCTCCTTGATCCCGAACAAGATATGCAAGTCCGTGTTGATGCCTTAAAAACAACCCACCCATTCCTCGACGACGAACTGCGTGCGCGGACACGAATTTCTGAAATCCCACTTGTTGGACTACTTGATCTGGTACTTGATAAGTACGGCTACGATTATGCATCCGCTCTCTGTACCTATACTGGTGGCTTAGGATTACAAGGACTTGGCGGACTGACCTTATATGCCCTGTCAAATGACATTAATGCTACAGTAATCCACACCCTCCTACGTAACGGTGTTACCTGTTACGGCACCAAACACTACACTAAGGTATGTAAAGTCATCCATAATATGATACGTCGTACGGGCTTATTGCCCCACGCGATGCGCCAAGTCTTCACCGACCCCGGCTCTCCCCTACCGAACATTCAACTGTCTGATGAACGTCTTGAAAAGCGTGAACACTGGATGTACCTACACCTACTTGCTGGACGCGCCCAGGACGAACTACTCGGTTTCGATAAATATTGTGAAAAACGCTCAACACTCCCGCACCCATACCTTGCCGTCACCGACTCCGCCAATCGGAAGAACGCTGCCCAAGTGTGGCAGGATTTAGAAGACGAGGCATTCGAACAACTACGGCCCCATGTACTCCGCGCGCTTGAAAAAGCGAATTTTGCCGATGATGAAGAATACACCCCTGAGCAATTCCACGCTCGCTTCATATCCCTCGTACCCAAAGGCAGTGTTGGCGCGGGAAAAGAACTCTTCCGCCACTGGGACATCCCTAAAAACAATTTAAACAAAAGACTGTGGCTCGATAATATTCCAACGACCTACCTCACCGATATCCTGAACGAACCCGCTGAGTGTCTCACAAATGCTCAAATTAAAACTGAGGCCGGTATTCGTCTACGCCAAATTATCCCTGGCCCCATCGTCCAAAACCTCGTTGAAGTTATGGCTATTGACCGTATCGAGCCTGCAGTATTCAAAGCCGAAGATTCATTCACGTTAGGACTCAAACCACGCCAACTGCTCTGCGACCACCTAGTTAGACTTGATAGAGTATGCACCGGCGAGAAGTGGACAGTTGCTTTAGATTATGACGACTTTAACCGCCTACATTCTATCTCCACGATGAAAAAATTCTGGCTTAAACTTATCCGCAGCGCTGCCCTCACGCTGACAGGCCCAGGACCCTGGGCGGGCTACAACTATGCAGGGCATGTTGCCCGCTGCAGTGAGTGGCTTGCCGCATCTCTCGACCAAATGTTCGTTCGTGAAGTTGGTTCTGATGGTGAATACCGCCTTGTTTTCCAAGGCCTGTGGTCGGGGTGGCGAACCACTACTTTCATTAACAACACCTGCAACTTTGTATACAAACATATTACCAAGAAAACGGTGAGTATGGCACTTGCGAATCCGATTAGCTTTTCAGAGGACAAAATTAACGGTGACGACGGAGACTACGCATCCGACGACATTGTCGACGCCCTCTTCTTCTTACGTCATATCTCTAACGCCGCCTTAGAAGCACAAGCATCAAAACAACTTCTTGGACAACATGATGCCGAATACCTCCGGATATGGTACGACTCTCACGGCATTACTGGTTCCCTCGCCCGAGCTATTTCCTCCTTCGTGAGCGGCGACCTGCAAGACCCCGTGATCGACGCAGGACCTGCATACGTTGTGGGGACGTCTGCTGCTGCCAATATGATGATCCGACGGGGATTTGACGCTGATATGGGCGAGAAGGTACGGCATGTAGTCCTAATGCACTACGCACACGTTAAGGCAACACAAAAAGATGGTACACAAGTTGTCGCGCACGTTACCAATTACGAGACCCTTTTTATACCTCCTGCCCAAGGAGGTTTTGGAGCTCAACGCTACGGCAAACCCGGTACCGTATCCTTCAGTTCCATCCGTACTCTACCCTCGACCCGAGTTGACTGGGAACTCGGACAATTACCACATTACGGTGTCCATGCGATGCAACAATCCATTATCGGACGCCTCAAAAAGAAAAATATTCACATTGGACACCCCGCACGCTTACACAGCGACATCATGAACGTTGTCAACGAAGGCGTTGACACAGGCCTCAGCTTCGTCACCTCTAATATTCCACGTCTCGCTATGATCGAACACATAGAATGGATGAACAAGACAAACACTACCCCAAAAATTGAAACAGATACATTGCACCCATATCTACAGGACATAGCGAGGAATGATATCGAAACGTTCCTCACAGCGTTCCCCTCCGAACGCGAAAGGACACCGATTTCCAGTTTTAAAAACATTGCGACCGATTTACTTAACCGCGTCCTTGGTATGGGGTCCATCACACCATCGCTCTTAGACGACTGTTTCGACGCATCGACCGGTCTGCCGATTACCGTCGCTGATGTTATGCACCGCTTTGGGGTTGCGTATTCTGCGACGAATCCCGACCAGGCAACAATCCCGGTCGATCTCTTTGAACTACTTGCACAAGAGAAAGTGAAGATCCCATCTCCTAGCGGCAACATGTTGCCCGACGATTTCCTACCTGTATATGATCTCGGACTCCTGCCTATCATTCGTGAGAGACGTCCTCCCTCAAGTGACCATTCGGTCTCAATACCACACTACAACAAGTTGTTCGTCGAGTACGACCAGTGGTTCTGCCTCTACTGGCAGCAAGAACACTCACACAAATACCGTTTTTGAGTCTTTCGAGACCTTAAAAACAACATAACCTACACACCCTCGCTAACGCGAAGGTCACTACCACATAACGTGGGTACCTATAAGTTGGAAGCTTACCGTACATAATTAGTGACGCGTTACCGGACAATACTACTAACATAGACCAACTTCCACATATGTTACTAGGGGTAATGAG